TGTAATAAATATATTATACAAATTTAAATTTAATTTTATGGAAATGTTTAACAAAAAAGAGCTGGATAGTAGAATCGGCCCTTTAAAGAAAGACAAGAAATTATATGACCTAGAACAAGTAGAGGGTTATGTAATTCGAAAAGCTAGTGAAAATGGTTTGGAATCTAGCTACGATGTTATGGCAGAAGAAATGCCCTACTTCAAAACCTTAGCATACACAGAGTATGCAGGTTGTTTTTATTTACAACCATTAAACTATAAAATAAGGAATGAACAAATGATCGACGCTGCAAAACCAAGCAACGAAGAGATTGTTGATTATTCTTCATGGTTTATAAATAGAATCGTAGATAACGGAGCTAATAAATATAGCGGTCGAGACGAAAAAGCCTTCTCGAAATATGAACCTAAAGACTATTTAGTAGTTTTACCAGGTTCTAATAAGGTTAGAGAAAATGTTTGTTTAAATAGATTAAAACATATAAGAAGCAAACACGGTAATAATGTATATTTTAAACCTCACCCTATAACAACACATCAGATTATAGGTGAATTAAAAGATTTTTTTGGAGAAGAAAATATATTGCCAAGAAATATAAATATGTATTATTACTTACAAAAAGCTAAAGGTGTATACACAACTCATATAAGCGAAAGCGCTATATATAGTGTTGTTATGAATAAAGAAACATCACCTATAGACGTTTGGAACAATATACAAAGAGGATCATTTTATTGTATAAATAATCATTTACTATATAATCAGGATAATGCCAAAGAATATGTTAATAAAACATTTTCTAATTTTAAATCAGGTATTATAAATCCTGAAATAGATAAAAACTGGAAAGAAAAAGTTGATAAGTATATAGATTATATATGCGCTAAAAGAGAAAAATACAAAGGGTGGTTCGTAAGTTCTTCCCCTAAAAAATAATTAAATACAATAATAAATTTTAAAAACCATGAGTAAAAAAAATAAAATAACCAAAGAAGAATTAGAAAATTTACAAGGAATAGTAGGTAGACTAAATTCAGCATCTAATCAATTAGGCAATATAGAGATGCAAAAACACCAATTGTTGCATGCTTCACAAGAACTTCAGAGTAATTTGCAAGGTTTACAAAAAGCACTTGAGGAAATTTATGGACAAGTAAATATAAATATTAAAGACGGTACTTATGTTGAACTTCCTAAAGAAGAAGTAGACCCTAAAAAATTAATATTAGAGGAATAAAATTATGTCACTGGTAAGAAAAATTAGTATAGGTAGAGACTATAAAAATGACGCTATGCATTATGCAGTAGGCCAAGAGGTTTACGGTGGTCACACAATATGTGATATTGTAGAGGAGTCACAAAAATTTTCTATTTATATTAAAAAAGGAAAAGAAGTATTACCGTGGAAGGATTTTAATAAAAATATGGCTATAGCCGTTGAGTATAACCTAGAATATTAATGCGAAGTTTATTTAACTTTATAGTTAAACCTAAAAATACACGCTACGATAATAAAAAATATATTGATGGATCAGAGTTACTGTTAACTACAGAGATCTCTGATCATCGATATGTTAGTCGCGTTGGTATAGTGACATCTACCCCTAAGCAAAACGATACAAAAATTAAAATCGGTGATGAAGTTATAGTTCATCATAATGTTTTTAGAAGGTGGTATGATCAACACGGTGAAGAAAAAAATACTAGGAGTTTTTACAAAGAAAATGAATACTTTGTAATGCCTGACCAAATATTTTTATTTAAAAGAAATAATAAATGGTATATACCAGAAGGCTATTGTTTTATTAAACCAATTGTATCTAATAATATATTTTCTAAAGAAAAAGAAATTCCTTATCAAGGAATTATAAAACATGTTGATAGTAAACTTGATAATATACATGTAGGAGATTTAGTTGGTTTTACACCTAGCAGTGAATATGAATTCATTGTTGATGGTGAAAGATTATATAGAGTATTAACTAATTCAGTATCTATTAAGTATGAACGTCAAGGAAACGAAAAAGAATATAATCCAAGCTGGACAGAAAGCTGTTGATGAATTAATTAAGGTTGCAAAAGAACCTATAGTTGATTCAGAAGACGATATCTCAGCGGATAGATTAAAGAATGCGGCTGCTACAAAAAAGCTAGCTATATTCGATGCTTTTGAAATATTAAATCGGATTGAATCTGAAAAAGCTTTACTTGAAAATAAACCTTTAGATAAAAAGGTAGATACATTTAAAGGCTTTGCCGAAAGAAGATCTAAATAATGTACGAGCAAACTTTATATAAGATAATTGAGCCTATAAAAATAAATACTATAAAAAGACTCAATAAAGCAAAAAAGTGGAAATATGGGTACAATAAAGAGCATGATATTACCGTTATATCAAAAACTGGTCAAATTGGCGAAATATATGAAATCCAAAATTTACGTATTGCTTTACCTAAACCCGAAGGCGTTTGTGAAAAGTACGATAAGTGGGTTGTTGAAGAGTATCCAAAAGAACTCCAAAAAATAAAAAATATATTTGATTGGAAAGATTTACCAACAGAGTACCAGAATAAGTGGCATGAATATATTGATAAAGAGTTTACTAAAAGAGATAATGGCTATTGGTTCTATAATAAGGGCAATCCTACTTATATTACTGGGACTCATTATATGTACTTGCAGTGGACCAAAATTGATGTTGGGAAACCAGAGTTTAGAGAAGCAAATAGATTATTCTTTATTTTCTGGGAAGCTTGCAAAGCAGATACAAGATGTTACGGAATGTGCTACCTCAAAAATAGACGGAGTGGCTTTTCATTCATGGCATCGGGAGAAACAGTTAATCTTGCAACAATCAGTTCTGACTCAAGGTATGGTATACTTTCAAAATCAGGAGCTGACGCAAAAAAAATGTTTACCGACAAAGTTGTCCCAATATCAGTTAACTACCCATTTTTCTTTAAACCAATACAAGATGGAATGGATAGGCCTAAAACAGAATTGGCCTATAGAGTTCCCGCAAGTAAGTTTACAAAAAAGAGTATTCTTACAAACCAAAAAACCGAACAACTTTCAGGACTTGATACAACAATAGACTGGAAAAATACAGGGGATAACAGTTATGATGGTGAAAAATTAGCTTTATTAGTACATGATGAAGCTGGTAAATGGGAAAGACCAGAAAACATATTAAATAACTGGCGAGTTACAAAACTACTTTAAGATTAGGTAGTAGAATTATTGGTAAATGTATGATGGGTTCAACAAGTAACTCATTAGATAAGGGAGGTGAAAACTTTAAAAAACTATATAATGACTCAGACGTTACAAAAAGAAACCGCAATGGACAGACTCGCTCGGGATTATATAGTTTGTTCATACCTATGGAATGGAACTTCGAAGGATTCATTGATTCTTATGGAGTACCTGTATTCGATACGCCAGAAAAGGCGGTCAAAGATTGCCACGGCGAATACATTGACGTCGGAGTTGTTGAGCATTGGGAGAATGAAGTTGAGGGATTAAAAGGTGATCAAGACGCATTAAATGAATTTTATAGACAATTTCCAAGGACTGAAGAGCACGCTTTCAGAGATGAAACTAAAAATAGCATATTTAATCTTGTTAAGATTTACGAACAGATTGACTACAATGAAGAAGCTAGATATAGTGGTAATGTCAATACTGGGAGTTTTTCGTGGAGGAACGGGATCAAAGATACAAAAGTAGATTTTACGCCCAACCCTAATGGAAGATTTAATGTAAGTTGGATACCAAGTGCAAATTTACAAAATAAAGTAATAATAAAAAATGGTATTAAATATCCCGGTAATGAGCATGTTGGAGCTTTTGGTTGTGATAGTTATGATATATCCGGTACAACAGATGGCAAAGGATCTAAAGGTTCTTTACACGGTCTTACAAAATTTAGTATGGAGGATGCCCCTCCGAATAGGTTCTTTTTAGAATATATTGCAAGACCTCAAACCGCAGAAATATTTTTTGAGGATATATTAATGGCATTATATTTTTATGGTATGCCAATACTTGCTGAAAATAACAAACCTAGGTTATTATATTATTTAAAAAGAAGAGGTTACAGAGGCTATTCGATGAATAGACCTGATAAAGTTTGGAATAGATTATCTGTTGCTGAAAAAGAAATAGGTGGAATACCAAACTCAAGTGAAGATATAAGGCAAGCTCATGCTGCTGCAATTGAAAGTTATATAAACTCGTATGTAGGTGATAAAGGGCACGGGGATTATGGAGATATGTATTTTAATGTTACATTAAATGATTGGGCTAAGTTTGATATAAATAAAAGGACAAAATTTGATGCCGCGATAAGCTCTGGATTAGCTGTTATGGCATGTAATAAGAATTTATACGCACCTCGTGCGGAGATACAATTAAAAGATAAAGTTAATTTTAGCTTTGCTAAATATAACAATAAAGGAAATATTTCAAAAATGATACAATAAATGGGTAAAGGGATTAAAAAAGGTATTTTCCCAAGTCAAGCTGTAAGCGATGCTGAGAAATCTAGTGAACAATATGGTTTACAGATTGGTAATGCAATAGAAGCAGAGTGGTTTAGAAAAGACGGGTCGGATACACGTTACTTTGCAAATAGAGATAATTTTCATAGATTAAGACTATATGCAAGAGGTGAACAAAGTGTAGAAAAATATAAAAACGAATTATCAATCAATGGTGATTTATCATACCTTAATTTGGATTGGAAACCAGTCCCTATTATACCAAAATTTGTGGATATAGTAGTTAATGGTATTGCAGAAAGAACATATGATTTAAAAGCATATTCTGTGGATAGTGTAGCTTCAGCTGCAAGGACTGAATATGTTAAGGGTTATTTAGAAGACATGCGTTTATTTGAATTCAAACAAAACGTAGAAGCACAAACAGGGTTAAATACATTTAAAAATGATCCAAATAATTTACCTGAATCTGATGAAGAGTTAGAATTGCACATGCAATTGAACTACAAGCAAAGCATAGAAATTGCTCAAGAACAAGCAATAACCAATGTATTCGATTTAAACAAATATGATCTTCTTAAGAAGAGATTAGATTATGATATAACTGTTTTAGGTATATCTTGTGTTAAAAATAGTTTTAATACAGCAGAAGGTATTAAATTAAATTACGTTGATCCTTCTGATTTAGTTTATTCATATACAGAATCTCCATACTTTGACGATTTATATTATATTGGGGAGGTTAAAAAAATAACTATTGCAGAACTTAAAAAGCAATTCCCAGAATTAACTACTGAAGATATAAAGAAGTTAGAATCTTATGGATCAGGTAGTACTAAGCTACGTAATAAGTTTTCTACATCAGATAGTGTAGATAGTAATTATGTATATGTATTACATTTTGAATATAAAACTTTTGAAAATCAAGTATATAAAATAAAAGAAGGTAGTACTGGTTATTCTAAAGCATTAAAAAAGGATGATGGATTTAATCCTCCAGAAGAAAGTGATCCTAGATTTAAAAAAGTAAATAGGGCAATTGAATGTTTATATGAAGGTGCAAAAATTGTAGGTCATGAAAAGTTGTTAAAATGGCAAAAAGCTGTTAATATGACTAGGCCTAAGTCTGATATTACAAAAGTAGCTATGAGTTATAGTATTGTAGCTCCAAGAATATATAAAGGAAAGCCTGAATCTTTAGTTGGTAGAATGACATCTTTTGCTGACATGATTCAAATAACGCATTTAAAACTACAACAGGTTCTTTCCAGACTTGTACCAGACGGTGTGTATTTAGATGCGGACGGCCTTGCTGAAGTGGATTTAGGTAATGGTACAAATTACAATCCGCAAGAAGCGTTGAATATGTATTTCCAAACCGGTTCTGTTATTGGTAGATCAATGACACAAGATGGTGATATGAATCCTGGTAAAGTGCCTATTCAAGAACTCCAATCATCAGGAGGTAATAATAAGATAGCTAGTTTGATACAGTCTTATAATATGTATTTACAAATGATGAGAGACGTAACCGGTTTAAATGAAGCAAGAGATGGTAGCACACCAGATAAACATGCTTTAGTTGGGTTACAAAAATTAGCAGCTGCTAATAGCAATACAGCCACTAGACATATATTACAGGGTGGTTTATATTTAACATTAAAAACAGCTGAAGCGGTATCACTAAGGATATCAGATGTATTAGAGTATTCTAATACTAGTAATCAATTTATGCAAACATTGGGTAAAATAAATGTAGGTAATTTAAATGAAATTAAAGACTTACATATACATGATTTTGGTGTATTTTTAGAATTAGCACCTGATGAAGAAGAAAAAGCCCTACTTGAAAATAACATTCAAATGGCTATTCAGCAACAAGCTATAAACCTTGAAGATGCTATTGATGTTAGAGAAGTTAGAAATTTAAAACTTGCTAATCAATTATTAAAAATAAGAAGAAAAAAGAAATTTGACCAAGACAGACAAATACAGCAAGAAAATATACAAGCTCAATCTCAAGCTAATCAAGAGTCTTCTCAAGCTGCTGCTGCGGCTGAGATCCAAAAACAGCAAGGTATTGCTGAAAGTAAAGTTCAAATAGAACAAGCTAAATCTGGGTTTGATATTCAAAAATTAGAAAAAGAAGCGGCTATTAAAAAAGAATTAATGCAATTTGAATTTGATTTGAATATGAAGCTTAAAGAAGTTGAATCGAATGTAATTAATGATAAAGAGAAGTATAAAGAAGATCGTAAAGATGAACGAACAAAAATTCAAGCTTCTCAACAAAGTGAATTAATAGACCAGAGAAAATCTGGCAAAGCCCCTAAAAGGTTTGAATCCGCTGGATTTGATAACTTAGGTGGATTTGGGTTAGAGCAATTTGATCCAAGATAAATTTTTTTAACAATTATATAATATTTTATTATGGCAGAAATTAAAGCAAAAGTGTTGGAAGACGAAATAATGACTCCAGCCGAAAAAGAAGAAGTAGTACAGAAAGATTCTAAATTTGATGAGGAATCTGGAATGTACAAAGTTAATTTAAGTGAAACCGATAAAAATCAAGAAGATGCCTTACAAGAAAGCAACGAAAAAGAAACTAAACAAGGTCAAGAAGAAGTTGAAGAAGAAATAGACTCTCCTATTCTTGAAGAAATAATAGAAGAAACCGATGAAACCAATAATATTGACAAGACAGGAGTGGATGGAAGCATTGAAGCTACCGACGCCACACCGGAACAAGAAGAAGTATCACAGGAAGAAGAAACACAAGAACCTGTAGATTTACCAGAAAATATCCAAGACTTAGTAAAGTTTATGGAAGAAACTGGTGGAACATTAGAAGATTATGTAAGATTAAGTGCGGATTATGCTAATGTAGATAACGATACTTTATTAAGGGAATATTACAAACACAAAAAACCACATCTCAGTTATGATGAAATATCTTTTTTAATAGAAGATAGTTTTGAATATGATGATGAAATAGATGAAGAAAGAGATGTTAGAAGAAAAAAATTAGCTCACAAAGAAGCGGTTGCAAATGCTAAAGACTTTTTGACAGGGTTGAAGGATCAGTATTACAAAGAAGTCAAGTTGGGTTCTAAGTTACTACCTGAACAACAAAAAGCTATAGAATTTTTTAATCGTTATAATACTGAGCAAAAATCAGCTGAGCAATTATTAGAGAAGCAAACAAAACATTTTAAACAAGAAACTAACAAGTTTTTTGACAAAGATTTTAAAGGTTTTAATTTCAATGTCGGAGACAAGAAGTATAGATTCAATGTTAAGGATGCTAATAAAGTTAAGGATACACAAAATTTATCAAGTGTCTTTGATAAATACGTTGACAAAAATAATCTTTTGACCAACACAAGTGATTTCCACAAAGCTTTATTTACTGCTTCCAATCCCGACTCAATAGCAAATCATTTTTACCAACAAGGTAAAGCGGATGCTGTAAAACAAATGACAGCAGATGCAAAAAATATCAATATGAACCCGCGTAAAACCGCTGATGGTTTTGTTGATGCTGGTGGTATTAAGGTAAAAGCTATTTCCGGGGATGATAATTCAGGGCTAAAATTAAAGTTCAAAAATTATTAACAAAACAAATTAATTAAAAATGGCAAACAATAATGTATTTACAGGACCGGCGGTAGCCAGTTTAGCCACTCCGAATGCTACTAAAATGACTACTCCAGGTAGTTATTTAGATATTCAAAATGACGGATGGGCAAAACAATACTTACCGGAATTGTATGAAAAAGAAGTTGAAAGATACGGTAATAGAACCGTAGCTGGATTCTTAAAAATGGCAGGAGCAGAAATGCCGATGCAATCTGATCAA